CGCGGGTGACGTGGGCGTACTCGTCCGCGTGGGAGAATACAAGCATGGGCATATCGGTCACGTCAACACAGCCGTAATACTCCATGAGTTCCGGGTCTTTCAGGTTCGGGTACTCCAGCGCCTCCACAAGGATGTGGCGGGTGGCGCGGGCGTTGTCCTTCTCCGTCTTGAATACGACCTCGCCATTGGAGATGTAGGGCTGCCCCTTCTTATCGCAGGCGATGCTCTTCCGGCGGTAGTTGTCGTTGATTTCCTGAATCTGCTGCTGAGTGAGCATCTTGACCTCAAGGTTGATCGTCTTGCCGTTGTCGTCCTTAAAAGACTCCGGGCCGGGGACGGTAACGATCTCATTCTTCTTCTCGCGCATAAAATATTTTAGGTCATGTGCCATAGTGAAAAACCTCCAAAATATAAAATAAAAATACGCGCTCTACACCCTGTTCTTAGGGCATAGAGCGCGCGTGGTTGATTAGACGATATTCTTCGCGTTGAAGGAAATCTGATCGTCCACTATGTCGCCGTTGCTGTCAAGGCGGGTGAGGGGCATATCGCCGGTCAGGACGCAGCCGACACAGGTGACAGTATCGCGCCCATACTTCTTGTAGTAGTCGCTGTTCTCGTCATCCATAATGCCCTGGATTTTGAACTCCGGCGTGACGCCGTTCTTCTTGTATTCGGTGATGATGGTCTTGAGCCAGTTGGTGCTGCGCCGCCGGGTGATGCTGCCGGTTATGGCATAGCCAAGCCAGCGGGAGCTGGGGCTGCGCTCTCCAAGCTGGCGGCCCGTCCACACATCCGGGGTAAAATTGATCGTGCAGGCAACGCTGTCGGCAACCAGCAGGCCGTCGATGTAGATTTTGCCTTCACGGATGGAAATGGGGTTTTTGTTGTAGGTTTTAGCCATGTCTGCTCCTCCTTATCTCGTGGTGACGGTGAAGAACAGCTTCTCTGCGCTATCCACCGGGGTGATACCTACGATGAAGTAGGTCTGATCGCCGTGGCTAAGGCCAGTGTCCACTTTGAAGTCGTTCTCATAGTCAACATCGGTGATCGCGCCGTCGCTCTCGTAGGCCTCAAGGATGGCGCGCCCAACGCCCTCCATGATCGCCCAGCCTTCCGCGTTGTTGTCGTACTGGTTCGGAGGGAAGTTCTCGGTAATGGAATCCCGAAAGGCGTCGAGAACACGGATGATGCGATTCTTCCGGTAGCTTTCGCCCTTCCCGTCTGCGAAGGTCACAAGGCTGTTGATGTCGTACTCCATGATGACGTCGCCGGACTCAGAGACAGAGAAGAAGAACTTTCCCGCCTTGATAGCAGCGACAGCTTCCTCGTGAGTCTTGACTCCGTTCACGCTAAGAGCGCCTTCCACGGAGCGATAAGTGTTGCTCTCGGTATAGCTCGCACCTGCTGTCGCACCGGCGACAAAGGCGGTGGCCTGCGCTGCCGTGAGGGTGCCGCTATCGAGCACATAGCCATTGTCCACATTGATGATGCCTTCGTAATCCGGGCTCGTCATGCCCGCGACGACGGCCTGCACGGTCTTACCTTCGTTCTCCCGCATATACTTGATCTTCGTCTTGCATGCGGTGAGCAGGGTTGCGTCTGTGAGGGGGAATGCCATCGTGTTGAAGGCTGTTCCGTCCGCCGCGTCGAGGAATGCGGTGATGTCTGCGTTCGTCTGCGTACCAGAGGTGCCGCCAGTAAGCGCAACGCTCGCCACAGCGCTGATGCTGTCCCCGCCACTGGCGGTGAAGGTGATGTAGGCGCTGTCCGCGAGATCGGATACGACGGTAATGCCTTCGTAGAGCTCCATGCGGGTACTGCCGAGGTAGACAGAAACATCAAAGCCGCTAACAGGGTTTGCGACGACGGAGAACGTCATCGAGTTGCCGCGCGCGCCTTTGTACTTTGCCACGCCCTTGAGCCAGCCGCCGGTGCCCTGCGCCGCCGCAGTGCCGTCGGTGCAGATATACACCTTAACGGTGGTAGCCTTCTTAAAGGCTTCTCGGATCAGCAGCATGTTACCGGAAGCATCGTCGTCATAGACGCTGTAGCCGAGCTTTGCGATGGCTGCGTCCGGGGCTGCCGCCGTGAGTTCAATAATCTCTCCGGCAGGGCCGTAGTCACAGTTGGTGAGGGGCAGGAGCACGGTGCCTCTTTCAGCACCGGTGATGCTCGCCTGCTCCGCGCTCTGATAGTTGAGGTAGGTACCGGGCCGGACTTTTCCAGTCGCCCGATCAAATGTGCCTCCAGCCATAAATTATTTAGCCTCCTTTTTTCGCCATGTGGTTATGGCGTTTTTGACTTCGGAAATGGTGTATTCGCCGTCCTCGTCGAGGTGGCAGG